CAACGTTAGTACCAGAGATCTTATCTCCAACCTTAGCAAGACCACCAAAAGCAGCGTTAGCTGCAACAATAGTAAATGCACCAGATGCGCCACTAACTGCTGAAGCAGTAGCTAATGCAGTAGCATCAGCACCATCAAGAGCAGTGTAAAGACGAGGAGACTCAATGAAGTAAGCACCTTCAAACTGACCAATTTCGCCAGCCCAGATTTCTCCATTGCTCTGGTACTCATGTGGATTACGCCATGAAGCAGCACCAGTTTCAGCACGAAGATCGTGAGATACTTCTGGGTGAATACCACACCAGTATAGAGATCCCTTACGAGCATTCGTCTTGTTAGCACGTAACTTAGCTACTGCACGACGAATCTTAGCAGCAGTCATAGTATCACTTGCAGTTAGAGTTGCAGTTGAAGTACGAGTTCCACCGTAAAGTACGTTAGTACCTGTAAGTAGAGCGGTCTGTGCTAGATCATCAATGCTATCAGCCATGTTGAATGCAATGATATTTGCAACAGCAGGATCTACATCAGCAAGTGATAGAAGACCAAGCTTCTTGCTAACCAGAGTAGCGTTACCGTATTCGTTCAAGGTAATGTTAACGATGGTTGGAGTACCAAGTGCTACTGCTGTTGGATCAACTTCTTCAGAAAGAACTGAAGTAGCCTTTGCCATATCTGCATAGATCTGCAGAGCAATAGACGAACCTGGCATAGCCTGACGAGCAGGCTTCTTGTCTGCTACAGAACGTAGCAATGGGGTAGCGCGTAGTTCAAATTCAATAAGGCGATCGTATGCCTTCTGAACCAAACCAGCACCATTAGAAGGGGTGAATGTTCCTGTGTTGGACGCACCTGAGTACGCACCACCACCGAGACCGCCATTAGTAGCGGCAGAACCACCCGATAAGCCTGTTACAGCCATGATTATTCCTTAGGGGTTGTTTGATTGATTACGAATCTGCGCCGTAAATCATTTCCATTAATTCTTCGGCACTCTGAGCATTGTTAAGACGTGAGAACAAGTCATTAACATCGTCAGGAGAAAGAGCAGAGCCTATTACAGAATCAATTTCTCGCAGTGTAGATAGATTTTGTTGATCTACCATTGGCTGCTTTGCTTGTGCCTGAACTCCAAAGACTTCTCCATGTTCATCCAACCATTGACCAATAGATTCTGGATCATTGGCAACATCTGATGGAATAAATGTAGCAATCTTAGGATTAACTCCTCTTTCATTTAGAACGGAACTTACGACAGACTGACGTTGAAAGTTACGTAGACTTTCTAATTCGCCTTCTAGTTCCTTAATACGCTTAGACTTTGCGCGATCGGCTTTACGTAGATTTTGTAATCCACCAGTCTGATCTTCTTCTTCTAAGAAGTCATCGTCATCGTCGTACCATTCATTGTTGTTACTCATCGTAACTATCTCCCTTATTCATTAGTTGAGCATGGACCACAGAGTTATATTGGGGAATATAACATGGCTTCCACTACCAGTCTGTTACGTCGTTGGGGCTGGTGGATCCAACGAGAGTTTATACTTGTTTCTTTCGACCTAGTGAACCTGATGCAATACCAGATTGTCCACTAAATTGTGCACGAGCTTGTGAAGCTAGACGTTTTGTACGCTTACTAGTTTGACCAAGAAGATTTTCTTGTTCAAGTTCTGCCTGTAAACCTTCCGTACTACCTTCACCAAACATACGAGATGCTTGTTCAAAGCCACCAATTTGTGATTGTGTTTTGCTAAGTCCTTCAGCAGCTTTAACACGACGGACTCCTTGAGATTCAAGAAAGCCAGCACCAAGAGCTGATGTAATGCCAGTGCTTGTTTCAGCAGCTTTAATTTCAGCAACATTAATTCTTGTATCAAGAAAAGATGATCCTTCTTTACCAAGAAGAAGACTTGTTGCTAACTCATTATCTGTTACACCTGGGTACATTTTCTTTAATTCATCAACTAAAGCTTTATCGTTACTATTAACTGCTTTAGTTACACGATTATATGCAAGAGTAAAGCGATCATCTAGTTCGTAATTAGATACATCATTAGCAATAAATTTTTCATAGTTTTCACGCTTTGCTAAACTAGAAGCACCGTATTTAGTTAAGGTTTGTCCGTATAAATTCTCTTGTTCAAGATACGTGCGCTCATTTAAAAAGTTTTTACCTGCTGCTACACGATCAAAGTTACCTTTAAAGCGAATTTTATACGCATCAGATCCACGAAGATCTTCATAAATAAGATTAGGATTATCTGCAGTATTTTCTTGAATAGAGTTTGTAATTATTTCTGCAAGTTCTGCCATGCCATTATCAATAAATAACTGCTTTAGTTCGTCCCACCCAGAAGATGCTGCTAGTTCTACAATGCCTTCGTTAGCCATGTTAGAATCCCATTCTTGTTAAAATGTCTCGCCCTGCACCCATAATTTTATTTTTATTCTTTAAAACATTTGACCATTCATTGGTTTTATATAAAGTTTTACGCAATGCTTCAGAATTAATTGGCATGTTTTTATCATCTTTAGCTAACATTGCATTCTTAACTAACTGATTAGACATATTTAATGAACCAAAATCAATATCCATTTCCTCAGAAATAGTATTTTTAAAACCTGCTGCTAAATCATCTAGAGTTGTTGTACCATCTAATTGATCAGCCCAGTGAGGGTATTGTTGTTTAGCCATTTTATTAATTGAATCTTGAGCTTTGCTGATATCCCAAGCAGCACCTGATGAAGCTGTACCACCAGCTTCTCGTACTTTGCCAAGCACAAAACTATCTGAAACAGTAATACCGTTACTTTTAGCCCAGTTTCTAATAGCGTCTTCGGCATCTCCTGCTTTGCCAAATAAAGAACCAGCAGCTTCAGTTACATCTGAAGATTGATAGTTAACATAACCAACAAGGATTGAAGATAGTTGTTGTGTTGTTTGACCAAAACGTAAAGCATCAGTAGTTAAATTATTAATTTCTAGTTCAGATAAAGTTATTCCATTTGTTCTTGCAAAGGCAATAATCTCATCTTTTTTATCTTTAACTTGACTATCAAATTCTGCTTTTTGAGCAGGATCATTTGCTAAAACATAGTAATTTCTTTCAGATGCTTCTTTGTCTGAATACCATTTAGTTGCTTGGAGTCTTACTTTAAACTTTTCTTTACTCCACTCTTGACCACTTTTTTGTGCAGCCCATGCTTCATTAAAAAGAGTTTCAAGTTCTTTATCAGACTGAATAATAGCAAGGGGGTAAGCATATTCATTACCAGCTTGAAGTTGTGCTGCTGCAGTTTTTTGATCTAACCAACCTTCATCGTCATCCCAAGCGTAACCACCAGTAGGTTGTTTACCAGCAGGTAATTTTGGTTTAACCCATTTACCCTTACTGTCTTTTATCCAAGCTTTGCCAGGTTGTTGGTTTGAAGTTGTAACCGATGTGGTCTTATTGCCACTTGTAGTTGTAACTGTTGTACTGTCAGTCATGTTAACCTAATTCAATTGGAGATGCTAAAGCTTCACGGAAATAATTTAAGTATGTGGTTGCTTTATTAAAGGATTCTGCAGCAGGATCTTGTAAAGCCATGTCACGCATCATAGTTTGTTCTTCTGAACTTGATACTCCACCAGTTGTAACTGAACTTGAAGTATTACCTTTATTGTTAGTTACAGTTGTCTGCGTGGATTTTTTATTAAGTTCTTTGACGAGAAAATCTACAGCTTCTTTACTTGCGCCTTGACCAGCATATTGCTGAAAGAATGCATCAATGTTTAATTCAAGATCTTCTGGTGTATATACTTGTTTAGAAGTTGCAACAGTTCTACGTGGAGTACCACTACCATAACCATTGCTACCACCTTGGTTTATAAGATAATTGTATCCACCACTATACTGAGCAAGAAATTGCTTAAGTGTTTTAAATTTTGATTTATTAGTTTTTAATCCAGCAGCAGTAACATTTGACATTGTAGTAAGTTGAACGGCTCTTGTAACAAGTGCTCTTGTGTAAAAGTCTGCTCCAGAAAAATTAGAACCTTCCATATTTTTTGCTTTATCAAGGAATGCTACTTCATCTGGAGTTACCGTTACTTTACTACTTATTAATAAATCTCTTAACTCATTCATTTTTCCAGAATTAGAGTATTCAGCAATAACTTTGTCAACATAACTAACTAAATCAATTGGATTACCATCACCATCTTGATAAATAGATCCATTTTCATTTGCAATAAAAGCAACTACAGTTGGGTCTCCAACAGTATCTCCTTTGTAAAGATAAGAAAAAGGATCTTCATTATTATAAAAATCATTTGGATTCCAACGACTGTTATCTAATGTATTTGGTGGTATGTAATCTGGAACACCATCAATTTTTGCACGATCACCTGGAGTTTGTGCTCCACCAGGTGCACGATCTCGTAACGGATCAAATCCTTTTGGTTCTTTAGGAAGTTCTCCAACAAGTTCTTGTTTAACTCTATTAGTTTCATAAACAGTATTAGTTATACTTTTATATTCACTTGTTGCTTTAACAAAATCTGCATAAGCACTATTCCATTTAGCTTTATTTTGTGGAGTAGGGTTTTCTTTATAGCTTCTATCTGCTTCAATAAAAGCATCTTCAGCTATTCTAGTAAAGCTTCTAGCTTGTCTAGCTTCAAGTGAATTAACAATATTTTCTTTACGTTTTTGTTTAGACGCTTCTGTTTTTGCAAGAGTAATTTTTTCTTGTGCTCTTAAAAGATCGTCAAATGTTTTTTTATCTTGTTGATAGGAAGTAAGTTTTTCTATTTCACTATCTTTAAGGATATCACCAGGAGTTGGATTAGTATTAGCCATTATTCATTCCTTCCTAGTCCAGCACTTGCATCCTTAGACTTAGCGTTAATTAGTTTAGATAGACCGTAATTAAAGTATTGCTCTACAGTTCTTGTAGGATCATTTGCAATAATTTCTTTAATAGCATTAATTGTTTTTTCTTTTTCTGCTCGCTTTAAATCTGGACCATTTGCTGCATCTAAAGAATTAATAAAATTAGCTGATGCAATAAAATCAATGTATAGATTATATGCAAGAACAATATTTTTTCTAACTTCTTTTGGAATATCAGAGCCATCAGATACAGCATAGTTATATGCATTGTTAACAAAATCAAAAGCGTCTGTATTGTCAACACCACTTTTAATGTAGTTTTCTAAACCAGGTACAGATAGTTGAAGCTGCGCTTTTTTATCATCGTATTCTGCTATAACTTTACGACGTAACGGTAAGTTGTTAAATGGAATTGCTTTAAGTTCTAAAGCTTCTTTATCACCTAAAGAATAGTATTCATTAACATATTGTTGCATTGTAACTTTGCTATAGTATTCTTCAATGTCTGTATTGTTTGCAATACCAACAGCAGTAGCCCACTGCCATACACCTGGAGTAAATTCACCAACTCTAGGTGCAAAGAGTAAAGCACCAGCACCATATTGTTCAATGGCAGCCCCATTAGAAATTGACCAGTTCTGCATTTCTCTTGTGTAATTAACAATTGGTTGAATTTCTTTTGACTTTTTAGATACAACATAAGCAATCTTGCCTGGATTTTTACCCATCCACGTAGCTAATGCCATTTCGTAATGATCAGTTGCATCTGGATACTTGTCTTTAATCTGATCAAGAACTTCATAAAAACTTTCCTGCATAGAGGTAATGCCACTATCTAGCAAGTACTCAGGCAAGTCTTTTGTGCTTTTAGTTTGCACGGAAAACGGAAGAATAAGACCAAGTAATGCACGGGTAACAATAATATTATGAGCACCAATGCGTATACTCTTTAAATAGTCTGCTTGATCTTTAGCAAGTAACGCTTGGTTAACGCTACCGTCTCTTAAAATGTACTTAGGATCTTTTGGATTAATAGAATAACCATTAGCTTGATTATAGCTAATTGCTTGTGTCATTGCAGAAATTTCTTGAGTTGATTTTTCATCAATGTTTAACATGCTCCAGATATTACGTGCAATCTTTGGAGTTAAAGCTTTACCTACGCTCATGTTGTCTCCAAGATCTCCCAAAAGAAGATTATCTAGATCTTCAGAGAAATTCTTGGTTGGATTAAATACACCTAGTAGACCCTTAGCTGCAACAACAGACAATGACCCCATTGGACCTGAAAGATAAGGCATACCCGCATCAGTTTGAAACGAAGGATTACCAGCAGTTAAGTTAAAAGTAATGTCATTAAATAATGGTTGCTTAATACTGTACGTATTTCCAGTTAATGCACGAAGCGTAGTATCTACTGCGCTATAAATAACATCATCAAGGGGAAGAACAACGTATTTTTGTCCATCTTGATCTGTATGAACATCACCTACTGCATCAAATCCTTGATTCATTAATCGCAAACGATAGATAACATCAAGTGGGTGATCTTTAACAAGACGATACATGCGACGTTGGAAATCTTCTACAGCACGATAAAATCTACCAACAGTTCTCATGTTGTATGCAAATATACTTTGCACTGCAGGGTTATCAGAAAACTTTAGTACGTGTTGTGCTGCATCATTAATTGCTTTATGGGCAAAAAACTTACTTGCTTGTTGTTCTGAAGCTTTTTGTATGTCATCTTTAATTTGGTCAGTAATTTTTGTGCCATTAAGTTCAAGTTCATTTATACGACTACGATAAAGTTCTGCAGCCATCTTATTTTCGCCAACTGCATACTGTTCACGGAACGCAATATAGTGCATATGAGTAACTGGCATACGGGTAACAGCATCAGAAGTGCGAGCCATCATGTCAAATGCTTTATCTGGACCAAAATTTCTAACTGCAGTTGAAAGATCAACACCTAAACCATCAAATTTAATGTCAGTCATAATATTGCCTGTAAACTTAAAGCCTTCAGTAGCTTCAACATATTTATCAAAGGTAATATTATTCATTAAAGTTCTATGATCGTAAACTTTACCGTTACGATAATCATCAAAAAACTTAATTAATTTAGGATTAAAAATTTCTGACGAACCATGAAATGTTGCATAAACATCAGAAAGACCAGCTTTAATAAACTGTTGCATTTTTGCTACATTATCTAGATCTTCCATGTCATCAAAAAAACGAGTGCTATTTATTAATTTTTGTATTGATTTTGCTTTTCCAACTTTAACAACCCAAGCACCTTGAGCATTTCTTATAAAGCCAAAGTTGTTCATTAACTCGTCTGTCGCATTCACCCAGTCTTCTTTAGTGGGAATGCCATCATGTTTCAAAAAAATAGAAGCAAAACTAAATCTGCTAACATCATCACCATTACGCATCTCAAAACCTTTGTCATTAAAGATGCGTGTAAAGTTACGGAACATTGCAATGTTAAGATCAGATTGTTTCATAGAGCGAACTTCAAAAGATTTAATTGCGCCTTGTGCTACAAGACCAAGATCATTCATAGCCATGTCTAACTGGCTATCACTTAACATGCTTTTAAGTTCCATCCGCGCAACCTTACCTTGCACGGCATCTGTAACTTCTTTTGTAGAAATACTATGAAGAACTGCTGGATTATCCATTACTAGTTCTTTAAACCATTTAGCCTGAACTGATGTTAATTTTGCTCCATGCATAGAAATTGCAGTATCAATAATTCTTTCACGAATTATTTCTTCTTGTTTCCAGAGTGGAAGATCTTTATAACTTTCAAATACTTCTGTACGTATTTCTGCGCGTTGAGCACTACTAATAGAACGTGATGCACCAATAGGCTTTTTGCGTACTTTTGTTGCTAACGTTTCAATGCCAGCTTTAACTGGACCAATGCCAGACTTATTATCTATACCAAGAGCAGCATTGTAAATTTTTTGATATCTTTTTGAAGTTCTAAAGTTTTTTAACAAACCAGCATTGGCATACATTAAAAACATAAAACCTTCATCAATTGCAGTGCGAACACCCAGTTGAGGGATAAGCGTTAATGTTGTCCAAATATCTGTAGCAATTCCAGTTATTCTGTTGTTATATGCTCCACCAATTAATTGAGGAATATATTCAGAAAGTTTTTGATCTTCAGACCTGTTTAAAGATCTGCTTGCCTTAAACTCTGATATACCTCTCCAGTCTGGAGCTGAAACATAGTTTTGAAATTGTGAAGAGTGAAGAGGTCCGCTTACGTTTATGTCTGCTACATCATCAAGTTCTGCACGAAAAGGAACAGATAATTGACTTCCAGTTGTAAAAGTATTCTTACCTTTTGAACCAAAGTGCAACTCAAGCATATCGTCAATGTATTTTTGACCGCCTTCTAAACCATGAATTCCTTCACGACGTAAAATTAATTCAAACACAGAACGATGTAATTGAAAGCGTTCTGCTTGAGTACCTTGCATGTAGCGAGCAACAACTAGTTCTGTTAAGTCTTTGCGACCAAGAGCCATAAATACTTGTTTTTCAAAAACATTTACAGTTCTCATGTAGTTATCATCATCGTGGAATACTGCAGCACGACCTGGATGCAATCTAGTTTGACGTTCAATAAAACGTTGATATTTATTTTGTTTTTTATTGATTGCAATTTCAATATCTAATGGTTCATCTTTTAATAACTTAGGAATAATAGTTGTATATTCAGCTATACCGTCTACTTCATCTATTTGTTTTCCAAGAAAAAAGTTTCGTAGATGTTCTTTACCATTAAGTACTGCTGTGCGTGAACGTCTTGCGTATACCGCACCCTCACGAGCATAAGCAGTATTTAGTGTTCTACCACGCATTAATCGTGGAAACTCATTAGCACCTTCACCAACAAATGAATTTTTAAAAGTTTCTAAATCACGAACTCCACGTTCTAGCCAAACTTCTACATCTAAAGGATCAGATAAATCAGGATAGTTATCTATAAGTTTTTTTCTAGCATTTGCAATTTGAGTTGTTTTAGCAATTTCTTGTTTTGGAGTGCTTGCTTTAATTGCCAGTGCATCACCAAGTTCACCAATAAGTTTTGTGTAACCAGTGTAAATTTCTGCAACTTCAGGTCGTGCAAGAAATGCTGGTACGTCATCGCCAGATTTAATAATTGATGCTAATTTTTCTGCTTTGCTTGCACCTTTAATAACTGCAGAAGCACCAAAAGTTAAATACGTTAAAGGATCCATAAAGATTTGATATGCAGCATCAATAGTTCCACTTGTTATATTAAAAGGTTTTGTGCCTGCATCAAATCCCAGTAAACGACCAACAGCACGACCAGGAGATAATTTTGCTCGTGAAAATTCATTGACCATAAATCCAAATGCTTCTTGTTCATTAAACATTGAGTTAATGGCAGCAAGAATACTAGGATCGTTAGGACCCCAAGCATCAATAATTTCTCCAGGTGTATCACCTGCAAGTACGTGCATAGCTACAAAGCTTTCAGCAGAACCATACTTGTTAATTAATTCATCAGCCAATGCATTGTCATAAAGATACTTGCCATCAAATGCAGCTTCACCGTTAGAACGACTCCAAAAAGATTCTTTATTAATAATAGAGTTTTGTAACATTGCACCAGGAGTATTAAGATACTTACCATATTGCGTAGCAGCACCCATTAAAAATTTAAAAGGACTTTTAATAGCGTCTAGAAATTCAAAATTATTATCATCAATACCAAGAGCTTTACGAATTGCATCGCTTTGAATTAATGCATCAGGTTCAGTTTTGTTTGCATAATCTATTTTGTAGTATGTTTTTAAGACTTCCTGAAAACCTGGCTCTAACTTATTGTAAGATTCTTCAGCATCTTTATTACTCATTCTCATTAACTGCTTATGAGTTTCACGAACCTTAGACCAGTTTTCAATTAAGTTTTTTTCTTCACGGGTTAAAGCAGCTCGTGATCCTGCAGCATAAAGAGCAGGAGAAACACGTGCAACACTTGCATCTAATTTACGAATAGCAGCAGTAGATGGATCGCTTTGTGTTTTTTTAAAAGCACTTTGCGTTTGTTGTAAAGAAACTGTTGATGGACTTAAACTTGGAACTTGTCCAAGAGGTTCACCCATTGGTTGAATTGTCACTAAACAATACCCTTACTGTTTAGTTCTTGTAATATCATTTCAATCTCACCAGACGGATCACTGTCCGCAAGACGACTAAGAATTTGTGTTGGATTAAAAGCACGAAGATTAGAATTTAATACTTCTGGTCCTGGACCAGGACCCATCGGACTACCAGCAGTTATTGGTTCATCTGGTCTAGTAGTTGGTTCAAACAATCCAACAACAGGAGTAGGCATTGGTGCTACTTGAGCCATTGGTGCACCAGACATCGTTTCTTGCATAGCCTTACGATCACCGTAAATATTAGGATTACTTGGAACCATATCAGTACGTTGTGACAATTTACCTGGACCTGATACTGGTTTAGCTTGACTATTAGTACGAACTGGTCGTTTACCGCCTTGCTGTGCCATAACTAATCCTCTTCTTCTTCAGTAAAATCATTTTCTAATGCATGTTGAACTAATCCAGCTACATGCCATATTGGTGACTTATCATCAAATATTGTGCTTGCCCAGTATTGACCGTCACCGTCAAAAAACTCTGCAGTAACAAAATACATGGTACAAAATGCACCATCTTGATGAAATGCTCTACCATAATCATCTAGTAGATCTTTTAGTTTAGTTCTAAATAAAGCTAAACGTTCTTCTTCTGTCATCCTCTGCCACCCAGACGAGCTAGAATACTAGCAACATCTGGTGGTGGTCCTGCTGGCTGACCTGCTGGTTGTTCTGCAGGTGCAGGTGCAGGTGGAGCACCTTGTTGCATTGGAGCTTTAGGTACTGCTCCTTCTTGTACAGGTTCAGCTTCTTCTGGTTTCTTAAAAATTTTCATAACGGCATCTTCAATAGAAGTGCCCTTCTTTTTCATGTCAATTACTGTAGCAATCTTTTCAATAATTTCTGAAGGATCTGCTCCTTGAGAAGCCATCTGTGGAATTGCTTGAGTTAATGCCCCTATAGAACCAGATAAAGCATCACGCATTCGCTCAATATCAATACGATCTTTTTCTAGTCCAACGTTCATACTCCAAGGAAGTTCACTCATTACAAATTCACGTGATAACAAACCAGCTTGCAAAGCTTGCAATGAGAAGATAAGTGCACGTGATGGGTCAAGTCCAGCCATAAGACCGTAACGAACTTGAATAGTATAATCACTCTTGATATCTTTAGAAGGTCTATATCCAATTTCATATGGAGCACCTTGATAAGTACCAGCCATAGTTTTATCTTCATCAAACAAGGTTTGATCAATATGAAAACAAAGTTCCATAACCTTCTGGAACGCTTCGGCAAGAATTTGTTGACCAGCTTTTATCTGTGAATCAAATCCACCCATAAGAGCTTGAACACCGTTACCAGTAATGATGCTTGCATCAATCTGACCAGAGCGACCTTCAGGGTAACGAGCACCCATACGCATTTCTTGCTCAAGAAGTTGTTGTTCGGTAAACGCACCAGTAGGTAACTCAAGAGCTACACGACGTACACCAGCAGGGTTGTTTGTGCGAATAACAGAATCAGGACCAAAGGCAAATTCAGATACATCGTTAGGAAGAACAAGTGGAGCTTGTACAGATTTTTCTGCAGCTTCCATAGCCAACATGCTAAAGCGAGCACGAGCAATCTGTGCCCACAGTACGTCATCAAACTGACCACGTGGGTCATCTAGATCAAGTCCTGGACGACGAGCAACAATAACTGAAAGCATTCCAATTGGATTTTTAGCCTTACGAAGAATCAAGTTACCACGTTGAGGTAGGAAAAGAACTATCTGATCAGCGTCTTCATAACGCATTAGTTCCATGTTGGTGTCATAGTCGGTCATGTCACGACCTAAACTTCCAACAATTAAACTTTCGTATTCAGGAAAGTCAAGAATTAATTCACGAATTGTTTTAATGTACTTCTTAGTAAATGACACACAACGACCAAAGCGATCAAACTCTGGATAAGAACCCATTGGATTCTCAATGCGGATCTGTGGCATCTTTGCATCAAAGTTAGCATCAACAAAGATTGGCAAGAAACCATAGGTTAAGTACCAGTCAGCACCTGTGTACATCTGAGTCTGAAGACTAGAAAACTCAACGTAGTTGTTAGCAATAATGGTTCGCTTGTCAGAAAACTTTTTTGCTTTATCAGAGTTAATACTTGGAGTTGAGCAGTTAAAAGAAGGAAGTGGAGCAAGAACTTCAGCAATGTCACGGGCAGCAACGTCAACAAAGTTAGCAATCATAGGGCGAGACATGCCCTCTGGGAACATATCTGGATATACTGATTCCATGTTTCCACGGCGAACAGCAGTAATGTCTGCCATTCTGTAATCACGTGCGCTATATCGCCGTGTTAGAGCTAATACCTTATTGGTAACTTGCTCGGTTGATAATGCCATTTAAATTCCTAGTATAGACCTGACAATGATTCCATTGCCATTTCATCAAGGTT